ATTAAATGCTAAACATATTATATCATTATTTTTTTAAATTTTGCACTTTTTTTGAAAAAAATTAAAAATTTTTATGCTTTTTAGTTTTTTTTGCTTTTTATTTCATCATATTCTATTACATCAAAAATATTTTTAGCCTCTCTTAATATATCTTTAGGAATATCTTTACTAAATACTCCCACTTTTTCGTTTATCTCATTGAAGTAACTATACTGAAAATATTTATCGAATCTTTTGTATTTGTTCATAGTCTTGTCCTCCTACTCAATTATTTTATTTATATTTCTATACATACTAAAAAAATGTATTCTCTTTCCTGATACTTCTACTTTATATGTTTGTCCTACTTCTAATTGATTGTATATGTCTGTACTATTAAATTTTCCTTTGAACGTTAAATCTGTTATTTGGTATGTATTATTGTTAGTATCTACTACTAAATATTTACCAGTTTTTCCACTATTCTTTATGTATTTCTCTTTAATTGTAATTTCTATTGTTTCATTGTTTGTATAACTTACAGCTGTTGTAAATATTGCTACCCCAAAAAATAATAAAATAATTGATGAATAACATATTATAATAAACCAATCTTTCATAATTTTAATCCTCCTTAATAATAATCTCTTCTCCACAACAATAACATCTTAAATATTTTATGTTTTCTATTTTATATTGAATAACCGTACCAAATTCGTTTTTGGTTTCAATTCGACTTGTTTTTGATTTACTATGTAATTGATAATTATGCAATCCTTTTTTACATAAAAACTTAGATTTAAAATGTGGAAATATACAATTCAATTTTTTATGTATGTTATAAGTTTCTTCTATTTCCATTATTCCTCCTTATTTATTTTCTTATCTAATTGTTTTAAGTATTTAATTATTTTGTTTATTTCTGCTCTAGTGTTATTGTGAAAGTCTATAAATGTTGAATCAATTGAGAGTTCACTTACTTCTTTATAATTAAGTGGCAAATCTTCTAAATCATTTATATCTATTTCTTCTTCATCTTCTAATATTTCTACTTCTGAATTTAAAACATCAACAATTTCCTCATGTGTCATTTTTTTATCAAAATATGAAATTATAAATGTCCAAACTGAATTTTTATAAGTTCCACCATGTTTTCTAAATATAGGATTTTTCCCTTTTGATATTTCACTTAACAATTCTATTACTTTTATCTTCTTATTCATTTAAACTTTTCCTTTCTCTAATACGGTTTCTTTAAATTCCTTATATGTCATATTAGAAATTTCTTCTATATTTTCTAACATCTCTTTTAATGTTATTCCTCTGCCTCTTCTATCTTGCAGTCTTGCTACAAGTGTGCTGTCTCCAAAAGCTCCTGTTTCTAATACAATTAATATTCCATCATTTCTTTCATAATATAGCTCATACATTACAATATTGCTCCCAAAAGTATTTGGCTCTGGTTCATCTTCATAAAAAATAATCTTGGTATTGATTTTTATATTTTCTGGTTTATTGTTTTCTATATTTTCTTTATTCATACTTCCTCCTTCTAAACATACCAATCATCAAATTTACTAAATTCTGTAAAATGAATTGTTGGAATTGTTATATCTTTTCTTTTTTGCTCTCCAAATCCATCTATCATTCGGCTTGATTCTTCTTTGTAAATTGGTATTCTTAATTGATTTCTGTCTTTAACTTCATAACAACCAACTTCTTTTATTATTTGTTTTATCCATTCAATTAAATCTCTATTTTGCTCCTCTAAATCTTCTACTCTGGTTATTAATCTTGCATTTTCTCTTGCTGAATCATAATACTTATCCTGATATTGGTGTCTTTCTTTTCGCAAGCCATCAATTAGTTCTTGTTGTTCTTTTATCTTTTTATTATTAAACATACTTCCTCCTTCTGATACTACTAAATTATTCTCCATTTCCATTCGCCTATCAATTCATTCTCATAATAATAATATTCTTTATTACAGTTAGGGCATTTCAATATTACTTGACCAGGATTAGTTGCTAATCTCATTCCTGTATCTCTTAATATTATATTTTTACAATCATCACATTTTGGAATTTTATTGATATAACATTCTGGAAATAAAAATTGCTTTTCTATCATCTTCTATCCCTCAACTTTCTTTAATCCCATAAATTCCTAAAATACTTATTAAATAATTCAAATCCTTCTGTTTGCATTTTTCTTCTATATTTATCAATTTCTATTTCTCTATCTAGCCATAGTTTTCTTAATTCTTCATCACTATAATTTTGAACTGCTGTAAATGTTTTACCATCAACTTCAACTTGTTTAAGTCCTATTTGTTGTATGTATTCTTCTTCATATTCATTTTTCTCGGAACATTTATCTTCTTGCATTTCAGTAAAACAATATATCATTCTGTCTAGCTGTTTATCCCATTCTTCTGACGTCATATCTGCTGGATAGCCATGCTTTGTTTCTTTTAATTGTTTCAACATATCTGGTATTACATACTCAAACCAGTTATCTATTGAGAATACATCTGAATCGCACCAACCTCTTTTTATTCTTTGATAACATTCTTTAATCTTTAGCATTACTCTCATCTCCTACTATATATTTCATTTGATTGAATTGCTCTTTTGTTAAAATTTCTTTAATTTCAACTTGTTCCAAAGACCACATTCCAACTCTTAATGTCTTTTCTTGTGTTCTTGCATCAATATGTTCTTTAACTATTTCTATATCTGTCATTTTGCTATTTACATTGTATAAAATTATATCTCCAGCTTGTACTAAGTCTTTTATGTCAAAGCTATGTTTTACTATATATTCTTCAATGTACTCTGTTGGTATTTCCATCATTGCTAAATTATTTAAATCAAATACATCTCTATCACAATCAACCATCATTGCATCAACATAAGTTACTTTTGCTATAACTCCATCTTTAGTTCTTATATACTCTCCAACTTTTATTTGCATTTATTCACTCTCCTCTGCTTTCTTTTCAAAATATTGTTTTGCCAATTTTTTATATTGCTCATGAACTTTCTTTATTGGCATAGGATTGTCAAAATCTAATTCACTAAAAGCTATTTCTAATGCACTTAATCCCATAGTGTTCATGCTATCTTTACTTTCATCTGCGAATTGCAATACCATATCCATTAAAGCAAATTCTAAATCTGATATTCTCTTCTCTTGCTTTTCAGCAATCTTTTTAGGCACATACTCTTTAAACAACTCTTTATTTGCTAATGTCATTTGCTTTTCTTTATCTTTACTTACCAGATAATAATGTTCTAATACTTTTAAACTTATTATCTCGCCATTTCTATATTTTTCTAATTCTTTTAATACTGTCTTAACATCATCATCTTCTTGTTCTTGGCTATATAGAGTTGAAAACATAGTGTCTTCTATTCCTCTTTTTAATCTTTCTATAGATTCTTCTAATTCCATTTATACCTCCTAATGCTTCAAAATAATTTCTTTTACTTGCCCCTTATTTTCACAATCAAAGCTTGCCATGCTATAATATCTTCCCATGTCAAATTCATATTTGCTATAATGTCTATCACATTTATTTGTGCATTTACTTACACAAAATGTCATGTCGTATGTACGTGGTTTCATTTTATTTTTCCTCCAAAATTTCTTTTTTCTTTTTCTCTAAAAATTCCATATCTTCATCTGTTGCATTTGCCCATTCAAAATAATCTATAATATCTTCTATTTCTGCTTTTATTTTGTTTTTGCTAATAAACTGTTTATCAAAATCATTATCGCCTTTGTTTTGTTCTGGATATGTTCCTCGTGTCAACATTGCTGTTGCTATTTTTAATTTTTCTTCTAATTCTTTATTCTTTTCTTTTTTTTGTTTATATAAATCTAATAATTCTTTATAGTATTTGGTTTCAATTAAATCTAATTCAATTCCATCAGCAGTTTTAATTTTAAAATGATGATATTTTTCTATTATTTCTTCTTTATCCATTAACATTATCCCTCCATCTATAAACTTTACCTGTTCTATATAAATTATGTTTATATGGGTTATCACTGTTTTTGTATTCTTGTACCCTAGGCATTAAATCTCCAAAATAACACTCTACTTCTTTGCCATTAACTTCAATTTTATTATCGCAACCAACAAAACCATTACACATTCTAGTCATTCCATATTCAGTCGGTTGTCCATAATTGTTGCATCTAACTATTATTTTCATTATATCTTCATTATCTTTTAATGTTTCCATCTGATTTCCCTCATCTAAAATATTAGGGTTTATATATTCACTCATTGCAATTCCTCCTCAATCAACACACTTGCATACTCTAATCCGTCTGCATAGCCTTTGTCGTATAATGATTTTCCTTGACTATTCGTCATCGAATGCGTGTGTAAGTAATCTTTTACCTCATCTATTTTTACATTTTTGGTAGCTTCTCTATTTATCTGCAATAGACACATTAATACTATGCCTATTGCTACACCTATAATCATCCCTATCATGACTTGCATATACTTTTACCTCCTCATTTGTATTTATCTGTCAAACCTTTCTTTTTCTGTTTTCTCTCTAAAATATTCTTGTAAAGTCGGTTCTAAATCGTCAAAATTCAGAATTATTTGCTCCATGCGTAATATGTCATTCATTTTCTTAATTCTCGATTTTGGGTCATCCTCATACTTTTTAACATATTCAAATTCTGCCTTTAAAGTATTTGTCAATTTTGTTTCTAGTTCTTTATTCATCTATCTTCTTTCCTTTCCCACTTACCAGCCGTTTTTTGCCTTTCGTTTGTTATTTTGACTAGATCAACTTTCATAATACATTCTTTTATTCCAGTGTTTTTATGTTGAAATAATATAAATCTATCGTATTCTTTTATTTTAATTAAATCTTTTGTGTTTATCATTTTTTCTCCTCTCTTATTAGTTCAACTATGTATAAAATATGAACTGTCATCATGCCTGCTATTGCTCCTGATAAATAAGTATCTGAAATGTGACGTGCTAATACCATTACTATAATTCCTACTAAATACTCCATAAGTTCCTCCTATTCTTCTGGCATGTAATATACTTTTGGAATATTAAATATAGCTGGTGCAATATCAATTTGCCCTTGCAAAATCGCTGGTCCACCTTTTAATTCTAAATATTTTGAATATTCTTTTGCAATTTCTGTTAATATTTCTTTTGCTCTTTCTTCTGTCTTATAGTATCCTAATGTACTATTTGTATCTGCTGTTGCTTCAAGTGTAAATCTTCCTTCTTCATCAGGACATATCCATATACTTTCTATTGCATTGAAATTTACTAATTCCATTTTATCTTGACTAACAATAATCATCTTCTAACTACCTCCACTTCTTTTATTCCTTCAGCCTTAGCAATTAAATAACTTGTATATCCATCTACTAAATAACCAGTTTGGTCTACCACTATTGGAGAATAAAATCTATCATTACATCTGTGATATTCCCATCTTTCTCTCATCTTCCAACCTGCTGGCTCTGTTTTCTTGAAGCTGCCTTTTATTTTTATTTTATTTAATTTCATAATGTTTTCTCTTTCTCCCAGGTACAATCCCCATAGCATTCCAATACAGAAACCTCCGCTTGAAAGGATTAGTATTGTTATTATTATTCTTGCTAATATACTCATCTTTGGTAATCCTCACATTCTACAATAAATGAATATTGCTTATTTTCATCAAATTGGTAATTATCTATATGTCTACTGCACTCATCTCTTGTAGCACAATCTTTTTTAGTGCAGTATGTTACATCTGTTTTAGCTTCTGGTTTGTGATATGCACAGCCCTTGCAAGTCATTTCTTCTTTTTTACAATCAAAGTCATAATGTTTACATCTTTCCATTCTTTTGTTCTCCTTTCACTTTACAATTTTAATTTCTAAATCTTTGAACTTATATTCAAACATTTTTCGTTTTAATTTAAAAACTTCTGTTTCCATTCCTTTGACATCTTCAACTATATGCTTTCCATCTTTCGTTAAATAGTCGAAATCTGCTTTATATGTAATAGCTCTTATAATTTTATTGTTTTTCTTAAAAGTAGGCTGTAATTCAAATTTCGTTTGTAATTTTAGGTCTTTAATTAACCCAGCTCGTTGCAATAATTTTAGTTGTTTATATCTGACACTTTCTTTGATTGAATCAAAGTCAATGCCATCAACTGTTACTTTTTTATTTTTGTATTTATTCATCTTCTGTCATCCTTTCATTAAAAACATATTGTATTGTATATTTGTTTGTTTTTCCTTTTTTTATTGCGTAGCAAATAGCTCGTGCACTTACACCTTCACTTTTTAAATACTTAACAATTTCTTTAGTTGTCCCTACTGTTACGCATTGCTCATTTTTTTCGTATATCCCATAAATTTTTTCCATCTGTTTTTTCCTCCCATATATTACTTTTTTTAAAAATTTCTATTTGTTTAGGAGTTAGTTCTAAAGAATCAACTTCAACATCAGTAAATTTGTTTTTAAAAATAATATCTTTCATTTGTGTACCTCTCTTTCAATTAATATAAAGTTTATTCCAATCTACTTCACTTCTTTGTTCATAATTGTTATATGTTTTTTCAGAGCCTTTTTGTTTCTTTTGTACTTCTTTCTCTATTTCTATTTCTTTCTCTTTCTCTATCTCTATCTTTGGTGGACATTTGTCCCCCTTTTGTCCACCCCTTAACAATCTTTGTTGTTGTTTCTTAAAAGCACCAATACTTTTTGAACCAATTAAATTTTCTAATTGATCAATATATATTTCTCCATTTTCTAATATTTGAACTAATCCTATTTGTTTTAACAGTTCCATAGCAACAGTAACAGTATCAAAATCCATTCTTGTCAATTCAGCTAATTTTTGATTATCATAAGGAATAAGTATGTTTCCCACTTTTCTTATTAATACTCCATTAGATTTTAAAGATTTCAAACATAATTTTAGATAAAAATATGCATAATCTCTTCCGTTAGGTTTTTGTTCCTCTAACCATTCAATAGCATCATTTTCAAAAAAATCCTCTTTTAATTGTAACCAATAAAATTTAGTGTCTTTATTATAATTTGCCATTTTGTTTTCTCCTTTTCATTTGTATTTTTTGTTTTATAATGTAAACATAGATTTGTTCTATGCCCCATTATTAGTTGTTTTGTTTTAGCAAATAATTTCTTATTTGCTATTTTTTTTATCAAATTCATCTGCATATTGTTTAACCAACTTTTTAATTGCTGTTGATAGATCAGTTCCTTTGCTTTTAAGTATAAACATTGCTTTTCTTTTTTCTTCGCTGTTTACGTTTGTAACATTTATGTTTTCCATTTCTCTCATTTTATCACTTCCTTTCATATTTATATGATTATTATATATATAAAAAAATAGGGTGTCAATAAGTTTATTTACATAATTATATAAATATTTTTTATTTTTTGACATCCTATTTTTTATATTATTTAAGTTTCCCTAATGCCACAAATCTAACATATTCTGATACAGTCATCATGTTTTTTTCTGCGTTTTCTTCTATTTGTTTTCTTTGTTCTGGTGTAACTTTAACTTGTATTAATTCACTTTTAACTTGTTTCATTGGTTTTAATTCTCCTTTATATATAATTTTATTATTTCATTATAAAAACGTCTTATTTTTCATCCTCGTAATAATTAAGGCTATATTATAGTACGCTCCTGCCATATCTTTTAATAAAATCTTCTTTTGTTTTTGCATAATGCTCAATCCATTTTTCTTCTGCTATTTTTTTTAATTCCATATTTTTTTCTTTGCCATATTTTCCGTGAACTCCATAAGTTCCTGTATGGTGTTCAACACATAACCATACAACTAATTTATCTTCATCTGCTAACTTTCTATTGCTACCATACCAACAATGATGTTCCTGCAAATTATAAATTGTTTTGCAAAAATAACATTCTTTTTTGCTTTGAATAATACTTTTAATTTCTATCACTTCCTTAATCTTTATTATATTGATTTCTACCAAGTTTAGGTTTTATTGTTAACATTCTTTCCACATCCCATTTATGATAATATCTATACTGCAAAATGCCTTTATTTATTCCAACTTTTCTTGCCCAATTAGGCAGTGTATCTTTAATTCCATTATACTCAATTATTATGTTATTTCTTTTATTATTAGCTTGTTCTATTGTATTTGCCCATCTACAATTATTCGGTTCATAATTTCCATCAACATCTATTCTATCTATTGACAAACCTTTTTTATAACCATTTTCCATTGCCCAACTATAAAAGTTTAAAAAATCATTCTTCCATTCTTCACAAATAATTATTCCTCTATTCCCATATAAATTATAACTATTATTATTCTTGTCATAACATCTTTGTTTCATACTTTGCCATATATTAAATAGACTTGTATTTGTCATTCCGTGTTTATATTTTTTAGAATTTTTTTTGGCACATTCTCTGCATTGTGTTTTTTTACCATTAATAAGTAAAGTGTCTAATACGGTTTCAACATTTCCACAATCACATTGTACTTTTGATTTAAAATGTCTTCCTTTTTCATCATTGCCACACATTTCTATTACTAATAATTTATCAAACTTTTTATTAAGCAAATTTCTTTGTCTATTATTTTTCACAATAAGCACCTCTCTTATTCTATACAATGTGTTAAATCATCTGTTATTATACTATATCTCTTTTTCATATCTATACCTCGGTAATTACAACTTTAAAATATCTTTTCATTATAAGTGTTTCAATATGAAACTTGCCTGTTTTCGTTTCAAGTTCATAACCTTTCCACTTACCTATGTATTGTGTAGAGTTTTTTTCTCTTTCTTGAAGATCATCTAGTATAATTCCAATTGATTCGTTACTTAAATTTGTTCTATTATCTATTAATATTTTCATATATTACCTCCCCAACTATTTAATAGACTTTCAATTTCTTTTTCTGATTTAGTTTCTATATCTAAACTTTTTGCAAGTTCTACTAACAATTCAATTAATAAACTCATTTCTTTTGTATCATATGTAGAACTACCATAATAACAATTAACTCGTACGCATTTGTCTTTTTTGCTAACTTCTTGTATTATAAATCCTAACCCTTGCTTTTCCCATATTCTTTTAAATTTATCAAAGCTTTTTTCTTGCACTATAAATGGTTCAAAACTTCCTATCTGCATTATGCTATCTTTATATACATCCTCTTTGGTGGTTACTGTTCCATCTTTGCATAACACTTTAGCAATCTTGTCACACAGTATCCACATATAGCTATTTGAGTCGAGACTACGTTTATTTCGTATTTTATCCATTTTGATATATAAGTTATCGTCTTTTAAATCTACGAGCAAATCTGCGCATTCTCGTTCGTTTATAAGAAATTCTATTTCTGGCTTGTTTGTTTCATAATCTATACTAATTGTTTTAATCTTTCCTGTTAAATCCATTACAATTTAACACCCCATTCTTGTACTTGTTTTTTAATTGTCTCATAATCTTCCCTAGTTAACTCTCCTGTTCTAAAACTATCAATGTTGAATAATATTCTGCTTGCTATATCTGGTATTCTTTCAATAGATATATCTTCTGCCTCTAGTACATAAGACATCATTACAACAAACACTTCTATATAACCTACTAATTTTTCGTCATATTCTTTTTTTAAATCTTTTGTTTTTTCTTTTACTAATTCATCAACAAGTCTTTCTAACTTTTGTGGTGTATTAATTTGTTTTGCTATTTCACGCCTTTTTTGCCTATTCATTGTTCTGCACCACCTCATCTTGTACCTGTCTTATAGCACTTTTTACTTCTTCTAATATTTCTTCTGTTGTCCATTTATGTCCGCCTGTTCTCAAATTTTCTGGCAATTCAATCTCATAACCACAATAATCTCCAAAATGTGCATAATCCCAACCTATAAAAAAACCTTCAATTCTATCTTCTTTTGTTATCCATAAATGGTCTGTCACATAAGTAACACCTCCATTTACTTCTAAATCAATTTCTTTTAAATTTTTATTATAAAATTTATTGTTTTCTGGTACTTTTATATATGCTGTTGGGTGTGTCCCTAAATTCATTATATAATATTCTATGTCCATATATTTTCCATTTGCCAATACTTCTCTTTTTCTTTTGGCTGAATATATCATCTCTTTCATTTTAAATTACTCCCTATCTCTTAAATAGTTTACTTATTAACTCACTAGCTTTTTTCATTGAAATATCTTCTATTTTTTCAAGATTATTTACTTTTAATAGCTTTTCTAAATTTTCATCTTCATAGTTTTCAAGTAAAATATCTATTTGTTTTTGTGTTGCTTTTGGTTCTTCTTTTAGTTTAGTTAAACTTTGTGCATCATCATCTTCTGTTGCTAATCCAAATGCCATTAATAAACTATATCTTCTTGCATAAGTTAATGCACTACCTTGCTCTTGTGCTGGATTTTTTATTCCTTGCAAAGTTGCATTTACAACTCGACACCCTCTTTTTGGCTTCTCTTCCCATTTGCCATCTATAAATCTATATGTTAAAATATAATCTTCTCCATTTACTCCTGTTTCTATTTCTTGATAATATTTCATGTTATTTTGTTCTAAATAATTATGTATTTCTGACAATTCAGTATATTTATAACCATACCCTTGCTTGTTTTTCTTTAAATTAGTTTCTGCCATTTTTATTCTCCTTTCTTTTTTCTATTCTATCTTCCCTTCATCATATAATTGGTTTAGTCTATCTTTTAATTGTTTTTCTTCACTCATTTTTGTTTTTATTTCTCGTTGTACATAAATTAAATGTCTTAAAATTTCATTTACATTATTCATATCTTTTATTTCCATTTAAAACTCCTTTTACATTTTAATTAATTCATTTATTAAAACTTTCTTTTGCCCAATATATTCTTGTGCCATATTTGAAGTTAAATAGTCGCATAAATCAATTTTTGTGTATTTATGTGTAATTTGTTTTCTTGTAACTCTTTTTGTCTTATTTTGCATTCTCGCAGCAATAGAACATATAAAATACAATATTGCTATTGCAAATAAAAATAATATCATATAATTTCCTATTAATTCTTTTAATCCTATTACATTCATCTTTTGTTCCCCCTTTCTTTAAAACTGGTCGTCCCAGTATTCTTTTTCTTGTTCTTTGTTTTCTTCTTCCCATTCTGCATCCAATATTTTTTGATTTTCTTCGTACTCGTTTTCGTATTGTAATTGATAATCTGCCAATAATTCGTGTACATATTTTTTTGATTCTTGTAATTCAACATCATTAATTAGACAACTTAATGTGTCCTCGATTGTTTCGTAGTCATCTACGAATTTTTGTGCATTTTGCACTACCTTTAAATCATTCATATAAAACCTCTTTCTGCAAACAAATTATATTTTTGTTTTCCTGTTTGCAATTACAATATAATACAAACGTAATACTTTGTCAATACTTTTTTAAAAATTTTTTAAAATTTTTTTTAAGCATAAAAAAACAGCAGTATCTAGCGTAAAACTAGACTTGCTGTTTTATTATAATTTCTTTAATAACGTAATAATTTCTTCGTTTTGCTTAACTATTTTTTCTAAATAGTTTTGGTCTTGATTTTGCAATTCTTTCATTAATTCATTATTTGTTTTATCTTTTAATAATAAATTATAACTTTCTATTTGTAATATATTTGATATTATCCCTAGCCAGTACACAAAATTATTTTCTTCATTCATACTTGCCACGCACCCCATATATAACGATTTAATGGATTAAAAGTATCATATATTATCCCATCTTTTAAGACTGTTATATGCCCGTTTCATTGTAATTAAATAGGTATTATTAGGATGTCTTTCAACAAATTCTTCTAACGTTTCGCCTTTATATACTTTTACTGGATAATAATTATCATCTAAAAAGCTTTCTATACTTTCAACACTGCTTAACATTAAACCTCTTTTTCGTGCATAATCACTTAATATTTGGTATGCTTTGTCCCACGAAATATTTTCTGCAACAGAAAGTCCTCTTATACTGCAGTCCTCGACTTCATTTAACATAGGATTTGCGTTATAATACCTATACATATTACATCTCCATTATTCTTTTTGCGTGTTTTTGTATAATTTTCATTACTTCAGGATTATCGCTATCTGCTAATTCTTTTACTATTTCTGTTACATTTCTCATTATACCTTCAGTAGCTTCAACCATTTCTTGTTCTCCGCCGTTGTAATTTCCTCTTCCATATTGTTCTCTACCTTCATTATAATTCATATAATGTTCGTGCATTTCGTCCATAGCATCATCGCCTCTGTAACGTCCTCTACCACTTCCTGGTACTCCTCTACGTCCATATTCCATATATCTTCCTCTACTATCTCTTCTACCATAGTTTCCGTAATCTTCATCATAACCGTTGTATCTCATTTTTATATACCTCCTTTTTAATTTCCCAATATTCTTCATTTTTTAAATCTTTGTGAATATCTACTAATTTATATAAGTTTTCCAAATTACCTGGATTTATATTTGTTGCGTTATATTCTTTTAATTTACCTTCAACAATTTTTATAATATCATCTCTAACACAACTTTCTTTCTTTTCTTCATCTTCCATAAATTGCACCTCCTATGAAAGGCGTTCAACGATAAGATTTGAATTTGCTATAATAGGTGTTTGTGTATCAACTCCAGGTGCTGTTAAATCAGTAAAATCTGGTACACTTGATACACTTCCTACTGACAATGTTGTATTGCCTCTGCAACATACTCTTATAATTTTATCAAATGAAACATTTTCCACATCTCCTGCTGCAGCCAATGTTGATGCAACAGTTGTACCTGGTACTATTATTCCATTTTCATATAATGCTAATGCTACAATTCCTGCTGTTGCAGAACTTACATTAGTATTAAAACTTACTCTATAATATCCGCCATCTAATAATTGATATAGTGGACTTCCTTCTTGATGACATAACCAACCACAACAACCAGCACTTCTACTTCTTACATCATCATTTGTAAAAGTTATAGGTGCAGTATTGTTTGTTAATGTAACTGGTCTTTCTTGTACACTTTGTATTACTCCATTCACTTCATATCATTCCTTTCTTTTATAAAATAAAAAGAGGCAGACTTGCTACCTCTTTACAATTTTCCTTTTTGGTAAAATCGTTTTAGCAAGTTCTTGTTATCAAGTTTCCTGTAATCAGGTTTTTGCTATTTATTTAATTAAAAATTGTTTCCGCATCCACATCCACAATTGTTGTTATTCCAACTTGGATTGCAACTAAATATCGGCTGATTTCCGTAGACAGGAACTGCATTTACGGGGCAATTTTTTAAGCGATTATACAAAGAATCTGTACCATCAGTAAATTGTTGTGCAATAAATTGGTTTTGAGCAGTTTGACTAGCTCTTAAATCTGCCATATTTAATTGTGTTCTTAAATTTGCAATAGTTTCATTTTTTGCATCTAACTCTTGTTGTGTTAGTTTTTGTAATATAGCATTTGTATTTGCTGTATTTGATGCAATAACATCACGGATTCCATCAGATAATGCTTGTCTGTCTGCACAGTTTTCTGTTGCTACTGTGTATTTTAAATCAGCTACATTAGTCTTTAGGTCGCAACAACATTGTTGTAATGCACTATTCATATTTACACCTAATAGTCTAGTTTCATAACCATTGTTATTAATATTAGCATTAATAGAACTTGTTGCATCGCATAATTGTCTTTGTGTTGTTGCAAATCCATTAGCTGTTGCTAGATTTGTGTTTGCAAATCCATTTAATAAATTTGTGTTTGTGTTATAAAATCCATTTGTAACATTGTTGTTTACTTGGTTTATATCTGTGTTTAAATTTGTAAATCCTTGGTCTAATTGTCTTTGGATAGTTCCCCATGGGTCAATTCCGCAATTAGAACCACCAAATCCGCCAAATCCTCCTGCGTTATATGGTACAAAAGTTGTTCCGCCGTCGTTTCCTCCGCCAAAACCACCGCCGAAGCCTCTGCCCCAGCCTCCTAGTGCTAATAATAGGATAATAACCCACCACGCATTATCTCCGCCAAATCCGTCATTGTTTCTGTTGTTTCCAGTTAATAACGCAACGTCTGATGCTGATAATCCTGAATTTGTGTCGTAATTCATCATTTTTTCCTCCTTGTAAAAATAATTTATATAAATTGTTGCAACTTAATTTATATCTACTTAAAATATGATTTTAATTCTGCAAGTTTATCATCATAGCTTATACCCCTTTGCTCGCATATATTTCTTGCAAATTTTTCAACACCTTCATTGTCTCCGTTTTTAGCCATTTTTATTACATTGGTCAATATAGGGTTATTACCTACCATTTGTGTAACAATAGATTCAGGAGTCAATCCTTGTGTCATTTTATTTTTAATTAAATTTATTATTGGTTGTGGTATATTCATAATTTATTCCTCTTTCTTTTCTTCAAGCTCGTCTGTAATCTCTCTAATTCGTTTTTTAAGGCTTTTTAATTCTTCCTTAATATCTTTTATGTCTTTGCTATTAAAATTGCTTAATTGTTCCTTTAAATCGTTTTCTGTAACATATTTAATTTGTTGTGTCGGATTTTCTTCTTCTATTGGTTTGAATATTGTTATTTTGCTTGTTCCGTCTTGCATTAATTGCTTTGTTGCAATAGCTGTTCCGTCTGCTAGTGGGAAATAACTAATACTTCCATCAAGTGGAATGTCTGTTGCTTTAACAACATCTAAACTGTCAATTTGTTTTCCTTGCAACCCCATAGCAGTTCTATACATATTTTGCTGCATAACTTGTTGCTGTGGTTGTTGATTGTAATAATTTCCATAGTTCATATATGGATTAGTGTTATAAATGTTTGGATTATACATTATAAATACCCCCTAAAAAATAAAAAAAGCTATAAAGTTTGTACTACTTAATGGGGTTCTCCCTTATACAAATTTCTACTTTACAACTCCTTTCCTATAAAAATTAAAACAACCTGTCAAATAAATTGACAAGTTGCCTATTTAGAAACTAGACACTAATAGGCGAATATCTAGTTTCTGTTATTATTATATTTTTATTGTATTTAAAATGTTAGGGTTCCTAAAACAAAAAAAATACTTTTTTCAAAGTATTTTCTATTTATTAATAGGTGGTAAGTTCAACGGCTTTTCTAATATTGAATATATCGTTGCACATTCCCTCTTTATTATTGTGTTATCATCAAAATTTTTTATCTGTGCTATTTCTTGGTATGTTTTGTTCTCTCTAAAATAATATCTAAATATATCAAACCTGGTAGGGTAGTTTTTCCTCCAGTATTCTTCGTTTTCTAATATTATAGAGTTGTTGGGGCTTATAGCCACCAAATCTTTTAGGGCTTCATATTTACTTGCTCTTCCGCTCCACAAGTACATATCTTTTATGTTAGACTTTCCTGTCATTATAAAAGCACTAAAAATTGAAAATAGTATTGACACTTTTAAATCTATTTTCAAAATCAAAAATAAACTTAATAATATCAATAGGCTCCATACAAGGCACCTATACCAAGTTTTAAAATGTAGCGACTTTCCTAAAAATCCCCTGCTTATTATAAAGCATAACATTACAATTATTATATTATTAGTTTCTAATCCTAACATTCTGCCTACTAAGAATATTAAGATTGTTTCTGCGACATTAAAAATCACAGTGCTAATAATTCGCTTGTATTTCTCCATTTTTTTCTCCTTACGAATTATTTTTGTTAAGAATTATTCTCCGTCTTTTTCGTCAAACAAAAATAACCATGATGGCCATGTATCCATACTAACTCCTCCCTCCTATAAATATGCTATATAAAAGTATTATATTTAATATATAAAAAATAAAATTAAATACAATTACATTTATTGCTCTAAAGGTTGTAGTTTTCATCTTCTTTTTTACGCTGTCATTTCTATTCCAAAACTTTTTATATAATTTCTGTATATTATACAATTTGTTCTTTAGTAAAAATAAAACTGTAAATAAAACTGTTCTATCTACTATTGCATACAATAACGAATTTTTCACTTTATAATTAAATATAAAAAATAATGGCACTGATATTAAAATCATTAATATGCTTGAAATTATAAATGTAAAAATATCTGTTATTTGTGCTTTCTCTTTATACAATATTTTCAAAATTATAAAAGTTGAAATTGTATATAAAATATGAAACCAGATATTTTGTGGCAAAATATGAATTAGTAACAAATATTCCGTGATCATCAATATTGTAAATAATATTCTTTTTTCTTTTATTTGTTTTGCGTATATCATAAACAATGAAAAATATATCGCTTCTGGTATTTGTCCTAAAAATAATTGTAACATATATTACTCCATTCTCTCCATTTATATAAATAAGGGCAACACGAATGGAGCGTGCGTTCGATAAGCGAGCAACTTCTTATCTAGCCCTTTTTATTATATCAATATGCAATAATTATTTCAATATTATTTTGCAAAATTTTGTATTGCCCAAATTATTAAACCTACTACAGTTGTTCCTATTGCACCAGCTATAGCACTTATTACTTTATCTTTAACAATTTTTTTATTGCTTTCATACTCGTTAAAATCTTTTTGAGATAATGCATCTACTTTTTTATTTGTTTCTTCCAATGTCTTTTGCATATTTGACATATTTATTGCCATGATATGCACATCTTCGGTTAGATTTTTTGTTGATTTAACATCCTCACGCAATTCATTAATAACATTTATTATATTATCAATTTTTGTGTCATTTTTAATTTGACGCTCTTTTAAACTCATCAAATCTTGTGTTATTTGTTCGTTAGTCATATTAAATTCCTTTCTGCATTATTTCATTTGAATGCCTATTATTGGCTCTCCATAATTTCCTGCATAATCATTATATTGCCTAACCCAAGGTAGCCAACCTCTTTTTGTAGTTTTGACATGATAATCGACATACCCTTTAGATGATTTAATCCTTATTGCATCAATTGGCTTTCCTAATATTCCTGCAAAACTATCTCCGTTTCCTTTTGAATAGTCTTTTGAGTTGACTTCTGGTAACCAATCTCCGTTCAATCTATGTGCTTGATATATTATTTCTCCATATTGTGGCTTACAACGAAACGCTGAAATGTATGTATTACCTAATCCAGCATAACCATTTGGAGTATTGTCACACTTGCTTACTTCTGGAAGCCAACTATTAGCATATGCTTGATAAGTAATTGTTCCAGTATAATCTGGCTCTGTTGGAGATGGTTTTGGCGATGAATTATCTTTTTTAGTTAATCCTAAATATTCAATTAATCCTTCTGCTACTGCTCTTGCATATGCTTCTTGTCCGGCTTCAGATGTTATTACTTTATAGTCAATATTACTGTCCATAAATCCACCCTCTACTAATACAGCAGGAATTTTATTTTGATTAATTACATACCAGTTTTCTCTTTTAATTCCTCTACCTCTTAATCCTGTATAATTAGGTAAGTTCTTATATATTGCTTCAGCTAGTTTAATATCTTCTTGTGTTGCGTTTCTATCTACATATACTTCAACACCTGTAGCCTCATTCCATTGCCCATTAAAAGCATTATGATGAATTGAAACAAAAACATCTACGTTATTGTCAATATATTTTTTTACTCTGTAAGCGAGACTTTCATCTGTATTTCCTTCGTCATTATCTGTAAAAACAAATTTGACATCATACCCCTTTAAATATTCTACAACCTTATCTCTTACTTTATCATTTAACTCCCACTCATGTATTCCATCTGGTGTTCTTTTTCCTGGGGTGTTTAAACCATGTCCTGCATCTAAACCAATTAATTTACTCATAGTAACACCTCCTACTTATTATTTTTATATAAACTATACCCTTTATCTCCCAATAAGTATGTACCTAAAACTGCTATAATAACAGATATAGTGTTTGTTACTTTATCGCCATTTACATTCCAAATTGGCAATATTCCAATTAATAAAGCATTTATTATTGCTAATATATTTGTTGTATATTTTGCAATTTTTTTAATTTTATCTAAATTCATAAAAATTCCTCCTTTTTATTCATTTATAGCTTGTCTGTATGTTCCTTTAAGTACTGGCTCTAAATTGTTTGTTTCTGTCCACCAATGATTTACTCCTTTAAACCATTTTGCTTTGTTTAAGGCTTCTAGTTGTGAGATTAGAGTTTCGTCTGTGATTTGGATATATGTTGGAGTATCTATAGGATAGTATATAGTATTACTATCACTGATAGCACTTTCGTACGTTATCGTTTTATTGCTTATTGTTCCGCCACATTCTGAATAAAAATCTGCATTACTTGCTATGTCATTTATTGTTATACCTGTACTTCCAGCAATATCTACCACTTTGTTGAATGTGTTTTTCTTATACCACGCACCCTCAATCAAATTAGAATTATAATATTCGCTACTTTGTTCGTTTTTGAATAATACGTCTTCGTGGTCGCTTGTTTTACAGAGTTCAATGTTGCCTAGACTTAATTCAAATTCTTTGCCTTCGTATTCTTCGTAATCTGTCGCAATACCTAATTCTAATTGTATTTTATGTTCTTTAAAAGCTATAATACTTTGTTCCGTCCCGCTTCTATACTCACCAAAAACTTTGACATATGAACATTGTGCTGGAATACTAACTTTAATTGATTTTATATTATTTCCAACAGTTCTATCTATATATTTCTTATTTGAATCATAAAAAGCTACTCCTATAAATCCAAATTGATTTATCGACCTTAATGTATAATCTTGCAGTTTTTTTACTTTAATAAAATCACTACATATTCTTGAATTACCAATTATTTTTTCGCCAGATGAAGTAATAGTGCAAAACTCAAAAACCGTACTTGGAAGCAAGTTCTTTCTTGTACACTTTATCTTATTATCCCCAGTAACTTTTTTAATCTCTTGTGGATAATCTGGGTTTGGTATTGTAACTTCATTTCCTGCTACAAAAGTACCTGTTCCTGCATTAGTGAAAAATGTATTGCTTACTAAGTCATATAGTCCAATTTCATTATTATCATTTTTACAAGGAATAAAATTCATAACAAGTTGCTGATTATCATATATTTTGAAGCTGTATATTTTTGCTCTTGTATTTCTAATTTTTTGGCCCCTTTCGTTACAACCTAAAATATACAATGAATAATCTGAATCAAAAGAAGACACCTCAGAATTGCTTATTACATTATTATCTAATTTAACCAGCGTTTTTTCATATATAAGTTTGTATTTTACATTTAATTCGGTTACAATGTTAACAGTGTCAAACGAATTACCTCTGCCTATATATACCTTTTCAGGGTCAAAAGTTACGGACATATTCTTATTACTATTATTAATTCTACTTCCGAATATGAACCCATTGTTACTAGGTGCCCTATTGGTATAAGCGAACTCAACAATTATTTTAGTTTCGTCACTACCTAAATAACCAGTGTCAATATATTGAGATCCTGTACTTTCAATATACTCTACTTGTGTATATCCCTCTGGCAATATTGAAGTAGCTTGACTTGTATTTCCCTTTACTGCTATCTTGCCTTTTCCACCTATACAATCATCAACATTTAGTTCTGTGCCTTCAACTGTGTTCCATTGAAATGGTGTTGGTGGTTGACTCTTACTCAGCTTTTGCACTGAGTAATCGTCCATTTCTATTATATTTTTTAGAATTTTATACATTGTACTTCGACCTCCCCGCTGTCTTCAGCATAAACATATACATCTTTGCTTGCAAAAAGTAGTTTACTTGTATCACTTAGATTTGCATCTTTGTTTATTAAACATATTCTGCTTGATTGTGCGGGTACTATTAACATTTCGTCTGTATCATTTGTGTTTTTAAATGCAACATAAATATCGAAGTCGTTGTTATTTACAACTAAATATTCAAATCCTTCTATATCAAATTCAAAATGCTCTGTTGTATTAGCACTTATTGTTTTTCTTATTATTTTTAAATCTTTCATAAAAAATCCTCCTTATATATTTTTTAATTAATTAAATACCCATTCAAATTCCCTAATTGGAAGCCATACGTAAGGTCTGTGACTACAATATTATTTTTTTCGCATTTTACACTTCCTAATTCAATGGAATATAATGTATGGTAATTGTTACTTCTGTTGTTATTGCAACTCTTTGCCAAGTTTCGCATTTAATTGTCAATCGGTTTTCTTCCTTTCCGTAAAACGGAGTATAGAAAGCTGTTTGTGATGCATTGGAAATTCCGATAATAACATTATTTAAGCCTATACCTGTAGCTAAGAATCCATTGCTATCGGGTGTTCCTGTAACAGTTTTACTTCTTATATATGATAGTATGTCGTTTTCGCTATAAAATTTTTCAAACACTCCATTATTTTTTACGTTGATTTCCTTGTTGATGTATTTTTCAAATGAGGTTGCTTCTGCACCTTGTTCAAGTTGTATTGCGCAAACTCCATCTAATACTTTCAACATTATTCCTATTTGAGTCTCATTATCTAATGTGAATGTTCTGGTGTATTGACTAATATTATTAATTTCAGTATCAATAAATATCTGTGTACCATCTGATTTATACACGGCTACACCACTGCTTGCTGATGTAGATTGAGTAGCAAAATTTAATGAAACAGTATATGAACCAGCTGGTAGAATACATTGCCAATTTGAATTTTCATACCCCCACAATCTATTGTCTCCATCCGAAGTTGTATCATATACATAATCATCGCTGTTTATTGCAATTCCTATTCCTACGGCTTTGGCTAATATTTTATGGTAATTTAATAAATTTTTTCCTTTCTTTATCCATACTTTTTCATTCGTTGTCGGTTGAGTTGGGCTTACTGCTACTACGCTTTTTTCAATGTTACTCTGCATCAAATTCAGATTTTCTGCTGAAACCGCAGTTGCTTCACTAGGTAAATTTTCAAAAATAATTTTATCCATTTGTATTACCTCCTTTTAATTCTTCTATTTCTTTTTTCATTTGTTCTATTATTTCTTGTTGCTCTTTTATCGCTTGGCAACACAAAGACACAAAAGAGTAAAGGTCTACACCATTGTTTTCATTTGATGTCACTTCTTTTGAATATTTAAATTTATCTCCAATAACAAAACCTATATGTTTCTTAGTGTCTTTATCTTCGTCTTTTAAATTATATTTGTATATATCTATGTTTTTTAGTATATCTAATGCATTTTCGAACTTTTCAAAATTCTTTTTGTCTGATTCTAATGATGTCTGCGTCACTCTAGGGGTTGTAATTCCTTCATACCCGACATGTGTCATGCTTACACCTTCAACAGTTAAATCTAAGAATGGACTTTGTGCTCCTAATTCTACTGTACTTCCATTATTATTTATTCCCACCATATCTGGAGTAATATATGTCATTGTGCTATTACTATTATTTCTTTGAACTCTAATTAATCTAAATCCAGAGTTTCCATTTAATGTAATATTCCCCCCTGTAATTGTCGCATTACTACTTGAAATTGTTCCACTAACACTCGCATTGCTACAACTCATATTTCCATTCTTGTCAACATTGAAGTTTGTGCTCTTTATTACCGTATTATCACTTGTTAAGTTTATTGTTTTACCGGCTAAGCTGAGTTTGTTTGCATTGATTGTTACCGACTCACTAGATTGATTAATTTTTGAAATAACTTCATTATTACCTACTTTCGTACTAACAGTACTTGATATACTGTCAGTTGTTTGTTTTATTTCTGATTTTGCAGTATTAAGTTGTGTCTTTGTTGCATATGTATTATTTGCATTGCTTTTAGTTTCATATGTTGCACTTACACTACTTGTTATACTGTCTGCCTTTTGATTTATTGCAGAGTTCATTTGAGTTGTAGTACTATAATTATTTAGCTGACTTTTAGTTGCATAAGTGTTACTTACTGAACTTGTTATTTCGTTTGCTTTAACATTAATAGCACTATTCATTTGGTTTGTTGTACTATAATTTGTTAACTTTTGATTTACACTTAAATCAATGCTACTTGATGTTTGTTCTATTAAACTGTTAGTCTCAGCTTTTGTATAGAATTGTGTTGTATATATGTTTTTAGTCATAAGTCTAGTAAATATATAACCATATTCATAACCTAATAATTGTATTGTATAATCTCCATCGCCAAGCAATATTGTTGGATATTCATAATCTGTTACTACTTCATTTTCTAAAACACTTACTGTGCCATCTGCATTGTATTTACATCTTTTGGTTACTTGGCAAGTTTGGCTTTCATAATCCAAATAAAATTCATCATATGTTGTATCATCATAAACCAATAAATTGTCTGGTAGAACATAGTCAATGTTTTCTGTTAATGTTTCGCCTTCTTCTTCATATGTTCTTATAAATCTTACTATTCTTGTTGGCATATATAATGTTGGACTTGGATATAATGTTGTATGTGGATACAAGTAACTAATGTTTTTTATTGTTGGATGTATTTTTAGCATTATTGGCTCTGATTCATTTACATCTGTTAAACTTACACTTGCATAAGAACTTTCACCGTAAGTTGTAATATCTGCAATGTCACTTATTTTTGAGTTGATTTCGTCAACTGTTTGTGTTATTTGTGATATTTTGTTGTTTTGTTCAGTTACATTGTTAACTACGCTGTCAATTCTTTGGTTTTGCTTGTCGACTATTATATATGTCTGATTAATTTTTTGGTCTGTTTTATCGGCTTTTGTATAATCTGTTTCACTTTGTTCAGGCAAGTCTGTGTATATTGTTTCTTTTAATCCACTTGTAACATTAATCTCGCTATTTAGCATTAAACATTTATATGTATTCTCGCCAATTTGCACATTGTAATAATCGCCTATATCATAGTAAAGTAAGCCAACAGTTTCAAAATCATTTATGTAATATTCTACTCCATCTAATGCGTTTAATAAGCCTTCTAAATAATCTGACCTGTCATTAAAGTTCATTATTTGATTATCAACAATTTTAACCTCACATAAGCCATTTTGTGCAATGCTTTCATCATCTTGTATATATACATTGTCACTTTCTCCTGCTCTGCTTAATACAATTGAATTTATTGGTCCATATTTTTGTGAAAAGTTTACATTTACATCTTTAAAGTAGTCCTCGTTTATTGTGTCGCCTGTATCAGTTGGATATATAACTTCTATTTGGTCATCAGCATTTATTATAATTATGCTTCCTGTTGCTTCTGCTATTTCGTCTAAAACATCTCTGTATGTATATTCTAACCCTTTATATATATCAGTTTGCAATGTCAAAGCATTATTGTAAAAGCTAGTATCTTTTAATGTGAGTCCTATTTTAGTTGCTACTGCACCTAAATATTGTTTAATTGTCATAGGATATGTTCCAGTTATTTCTTCATATGGCTTCATTGAATAAAGCATTTTGTCATAACAAGTTATTTTATATGTGTTTGTATCTTCTTGTTTTTCGTTGCTAAATACAACATAATTACCATAATCTAAATATTCGTATTCTTCCCCTACTAACACGCCTAATTTATAGTTGATGATTGTTCCGTAGGGTATTGCTACGGAACTTTCAACCTCTAACTGCTTCATTACTGACTTTAATATGTTTGCTTCAAACAATGGCGTTACCGCATATAGTTCATCGTGCAATGTTATTGTTTCGCCATTAAGTGTGTATGTAATAACACTATCAATTTGCTTACCCATTTTAATTAATTCTTGTTTAAATTCTGCTGTATGTTGTTTCATTATGTTCTCCTTTCTCTAGAGATAAAAGAACATTCAAAGCTTTCATTTTTTGTTGCTACTTTATTGTTTGTATAGCTCCAGTCTCCAGTATATGTACTTAAAGTCTTGTTAGAATTTGTAGTTGGGTCATAATATACCAATGTTTGGTTTGCACTATCTAGGATTGGTGCAATAATATTCATTTCAGCTTGTGTCAACTTTCTAAATGTCAATATTATTTTGGGGAAAATTCCAACTAATGTTCCTGTGAATTTCCCTGCTAAATTTCTTCCTGTATCTTTTCCCCATAATTTGTTGTATTCATATTTTGCACTCAATAGGTATTGTCCCATATTTATTCCATTAATTGTTATACTGTTTTTGCTAATAAACATTTATTGCACCTCCTTACATATTATATGCAAATTCTTGCGTACTTCTTACTTGTTTTAGTTCTCTTGAAATTACTCTTCCATTCATTTGTGTTATGTTAGTTAAGTTAACTAATACATTTTTACCTATTTCTCTTCCTAGTTCTGCCATTGCTTGTTGATCAGTTAAAGGTACGACTCCTTCTCGTCCTGCTTCTCCACCTAATGCGTTTCCTCCACCAAGTAATGTACCTTTGTTTGGCATATTAATTATACCTCCAACTTTAAGGTGTGGTATTTGAGGTACTGGTATTGGATTCCAGCCCCATAATCCATCAAATGGCTTTTGCCCTAATATTTCTATGGATTTTATTGTATTTAAAGCTCTATTTAAAAGATTTAACGGTTGTGCAATTGCCCAGTTAATTCCTGTAATTAGTCCGTTAATTAAAATTTTAATAATGTCAACAATTCCTTCTTTAAATCCATTAAATATTTCTCCGCCATTTTGGAATGCTCGTATTATTGCACTCCAGAACCATGTAAATGTATACCAAATATTTTCCCATACACCGCTAAAAAATGTTTTTAAACCTTCTCCAACTTTTTCTATACCGCCTTTAAAATCGCCTTTGAAAATCATAATAATTCCTTCTAGTATTTTTTTTGCACCGCCATATATTTTTTCAAAAACAGATTTAATATGTGTTATAAAGCCACCTATTATTTCTTTGACAAGTTTTATCCAAAACATTATTGCAGTTAATATGCCTGCACCTAGAATGCCAAAATTTTCTCGTACCCAGTCCATTTTGCTGGATAAAAAGCTTATAATGTTTTCACTCCACTCATCAATTTTGCTTTTGGCAGTGTCAAGCCATGTTTTGATTTTTTCCCAATGCTTAGCTATCGTTCCAACAATCAATACTACTGCGCCAACGATTGCCACAACCCAGCCTCCTGTTGCCAAACCAATAATGACTCCCAATCCAATAATCGCTATTCCAATTCCTTGAATTATTTTCCCAAAGTTTTCCCATGATGGGTCTTTAATAAATTGCATTAATCCTTGTAAAGCTAATACTATACCTGTAATTAATATTCCAAATCCTAATGCCTTTATTCCAGACATACCAAATTTAATCAATGTTAACCCTGTTGCTATTCCTGCTAATATTGCTAAGATTTCGTTTTTGTGATTGATAATCCATTTTAGCCATTCTGGTGGTTCGCCTTGCCATGCACTTAAATCCATTTTTGGAACTGCACCTACTCCACCTGCACCTGCACTTGTTCCTGTGTCGCTTTGGTCTGTTAACATATTTATTTCATCAAATCCAAGTAATTGTTTTTTAATTTGCTTAACAGCTTTTTCAACTCCACCTGCACCTTTTTTCATTTTTTGGAATGATTCTACACTTCCATTTGCGAATAAGTTTATACCAAACCATGCCTGCAATATTGCATTAATCCAGCTTAATAATTGCATCGCTAAATTGACTATATATTTTAGTACTGGTGCTATTGCCTGTGTCAAAACATACCTAATATATTCTAAATTAGTTGCGTATTGTTCATCATAACCAGAAAGCTCACTTGATGCTCTCCTTAACAACATCCATGCACTTCTTATTCCAAATATTGCCAAAGCTAATTTACCAGCTTTTTTTACTGCTCCTGTAAACGAACTGCCAACTTTATCAATAGAACCATTTAACCCATCAACATCTTTTTTCTGTTTTTCTATGTTTATACTATTTAACTTTTGCTTATACTCTTGAACTTTTTGGTTTACACCCTCATATTGCATTTTTGTTTGTTCTATCTTTATTTGTAAGTCAGATTGTTTGTCAACTGCTCTTTGAAATTTATCGTCTATTTTTTCTAATGTGCCATATTGTTTTTGTAGTTGTTGAAACGTCTCCATGTCAACTGGTGTAGCTTTACGCATAAATACTTTTTTTTGCAAAACCTTAAATCTTTGATAAGCATCTGCAAGTTCATCTGTTTTATCTATTGCATTTTGCAATTTTGCTTCTTGATAATCTATTTTTGTTTCTAAAATTATTTTTTTATCTTCTTCTTTTTTTATTTTGTTTTGTAAGTCTGTTATTTGTTTGTCAAATTTATCTGTACTTAATTCTGTGCCTATTACTATAGAGCCATCTGTTGCCATTCTGCCTCCTTTCTAATTATTAATTCCTAATAATTCATAAAATTTTTCTGCACTTTCTTCTTGTTCTTTTGTCATTTCTTTTTCATTAGATACACAATATTTTGCTTTTAGCATTCTTTGTACATCTATTAACTTTTGTCTTTCTTTATTTTCTTTTATTTTTTTAGGTTCTTGATTTAAAATGCTTATTATACGATTTAATACACAGCAATTTCCAAATTCACTTGTACTCAAATTTGCTAAATCGTTGTAAAAATCATACCAATGTAAGTAATCTAGTTCGTACGGATCGTATCCATAATCAAATTTAAAGCTACTACTTATTAACCCTTGACATTTTGACATATCTAGTTCAAAATTTCCCTCTAAATCGTCTTTTAAGTCTTTTTCTAAATCATTTGACATACTTATATATTTAAGCCCTAATTCAATCAATTTGCTCATTTTCGTGCAATCTAGCCCGTCTTCGCCAAATAGCTTATAAATTATTGCTAATGCTCGTTCATAATCTCCTATTTTTTTATCCATTGCTATTTTATTGCACTCAATTGCTACTCTAAAATCAGTATTTATTTTATATAGCTTGTCATCAACTTTAACATATTCAGGTTTATTCAATTACATCATCTCTTTTATCTTCTTTAATAGAATATTTTGACATAATTTTGTCTTTAACACTTTTGGCGTTAATTTCCATTTTAGGTAGTATAGTTTTTTCAATTATTTCATCTATTTCAGAAAGAGTATTCAATGTTAATTTTCTTCCATTTAACAATTTCTCTACTCCATTTTCTCCTAAAAACATATTGTATATTTCTTTTTCTTTCTTAAAGAACTCCGCCATTGCTTTAATTTTTGCCTCTTCATTAGAGCTTAATAATTTTTTGCCTTTGTGGTCTTCTTTTTTGTCTATAATTGTGAATTGATTTTTTAAATATGATCTGTTTCTTTTATCTTCTTCTACTATTTTTTGATATGTTAATGGCAACTCAATATCAGATAAATCAAACTCTAATTGATTTCCTGTATCGTTTCCTTCTGTATCAACTATTTTTAATCTTAATATATCATTATTTTTTAGTCGAATAACATTATCGCTTTTAGTAATATTTACTTCTGCTTCCATAATTTTTTATTCCTCCTTTAATATAAATAAAAGGTCAGAGGTCTATGCCCTCTAACCTCTCTAGGTTTTATAATGAAACATTTGGTGTAAATGATGGCACTCCACCTGTTATAGATACAGTTCCTTCTACAGGGTCTCCATTGTAATATAGATCATATTCAATTTCTTCTCCTGAATAACTTGTTACTGCTATTAATCCACTACTTAATTTAGCTGGATATGCACCTGCTGTTCCACCCCAAGTGTCAATGTCTAATATTTTTGTTACATAATTTAGTTGGTCTCTGCCTGCTGCAATAAACTCGAAGCAAGGGTCATTTTTAAAACATTTTTGTGTTACAGAACCTTGTTTTTGATTTGATGTGTGGTCGTTTCTTGCATTGTCTTCTATAATCCATTTTTCTGTATCAACCTGTGGATTATAATCTGTTGCATATTCGTCAACTCCTACACCTAAAATTGCATAAGTTGGTGTGCTTGTTGGTGTTGTATCTAGGTATGTTAAAAATTGACTTCTTTTTATTTTTTCAATGTTTGCTGGTATAGCTGCTAAACTCATATTCTAACCTCCTTTTTATTTTTTCATATATTCTATTTGTATTTGTATTTCAAACTCTGCTGTATTTGTGTCTGCATAATTCATACTTCCACAATTTAAGCATTGTATACTTTGTATTCCTTCTATTTCAGGCAATACATTGTTTTCATTATTGTTTTTTATAATGTTTTCAAAAACTTCAAAAAATCCCACATTTAATAAATTATCTATTGTATCTTGTGAATAATGATTTCTACTTCTAAATGCAAAAACATCTTTATGTATTTCGTAACCTATTATCCATTTTTCAACTATCGAAGATACAGGTATTTTATCTAAAGAATAATTGTTTACATCTGCAGAAAGCATATTTGCATTTATTTGATAATTAGTATCCGTTAAGATACCATCTATAATCTGCATTAGATATTCTCTTAACTTTTCAACCCTTAAATCATTTACAACAACGACATTACTTTTTATATCTCCCATTATTTTCTACTCCTTATAAAATCTTCTACCTCTTTACATACATCGTCAATTTCAGCACTTACCATTTTTTTGTCCCAATATGCACCACCCGTTCGGTAGTGTAAATTTGAACCTGTGTACTGTTTAGCAACACCTCTTGGAGAAAACCATCTTACTATATTTCCACTTTCATCTTTAATCGGAATATTTGGTCCCATAGTTTTTCCTATATACATATAATGTGCATAAGGGCTTTTATATGTAATAGTTTTCTTGGTTAAACTTACATTTTCTCTTAATGTTCCACTATCTCTTGGTACATATTTATCCATATGCTTATAGCAAGTATTAGTTAAAAATGCTTGTGTTTCTCCATCAGGATTTATTCCTAATCGTACTTTAATTTCACTAATAGGTTTTAACGGCATACTATTTAACTCCTAAATGTATGTGAGGCTCATTTCCAAAATCGTTTTTGGTTATTGACGTTATATTGTATGATTCTTCTAGGTCAGACTGCTTTGTAATATCTGTTTCTATGTTACCTTTGCAAATTATGTCTCCGTATTTCAAAAATGCCTGTAATTGCATTCTCGTTCTTTTTAAAAGGTATTCTTACATCAACATTATTTGCATTGTCATAGCCTTTATTAATACTTGCACCTTTTCCTCCAAACCACCAACAATTTTCATAATTATATCGTGTCCATTTTTCTAATCTTGTAACCACATCTATGCTTTTGTGATAGACTGTTACTGGTGTATTTGTTATCATTTATACCACCCCACAATACAAAATATGTTCGTTGTTAACTATAACACCAAATAAATATGTAGAAACTAATTCTTGCATATCTGCTATTTGAGTTGTAATTAATTGTTGTATTTCATTGCTTGTTAAATATGTTACAGAATATCCATCTATGTTTTCACTTTTTACACCACTTTGTGCTTGTTCTTTAGCTGCATTATAGCTTACTATACTATTAATCATTTTGAACTCACACATTTTTACTTCATCTGGTATCTCATCTGCATAATGTAATCTGTTTTGTGTTCTTGAATCAATTATCTTTCGGCATTCAAATTCTAGTTCGTTAAAAGGCACTTCTTCTAATGTACCTCCTAACTCTATATATTCAGCATATGTTAAATATTGATTAGTAAAATTCATTTATAAAAGTGCCTCCTCTACTATAAACTTGGAACTGTTGCAGGTTTTAAACTTGCAAATGGGAATCTTGTTTCTGTTTCGTTTTCTGCATTTACTGGGTTTGGAATTTCCCAACCTAATCTCATTACAACTCTTAATGCAACCATATCGTCTTGTGCTAAGTTGTATAATATTGAACCATCTGATGGGTCTTGAATTACAGCTTGATCTAAGATTTTATATGTTACATCTTGTCTAATTGCATATACAGCTTGGTTAAAATCTCCAACAACTAATGTTGATTTTGTTTTGTCCCAAACACCATTGTCCATAAAGTATCTTGCTATTGAACCAATTTCTGTTGTATTTAATGGTTGTCCTGTTGTATCTGTCATCATTCTGAATTTTCCTTTTAATCCAACTCCACCTAAGATACCATTTACTTCATATCCAGACTCTTCAACTTTAACCATTGTATCATTTATATCTGAATATAATCTTCCTGTTTCGTTTACTTCTGCACCTGCAGATATTACAGATGGAACTAAACCTGCTCTCCAATCTGCTGGTTTATCAACGCCAAAGAATATTGCATTATCAATTTTCTTTCCAAATGCTTCTATAATTCTTGGTTTAACTTCTGCCCAAATATCAATTGATGTGTCATTTAATACATTTTCTTTAATTGGTACAATTACTGCTAATTCTGCAGCATTGATAAATTTTTTGTCCCATGCTACTTTTGTTAAGTTCTTTCTACCATTGTTTGTTGATTCATCAACAAAGTATGCTACTGGTAAAGTATCTAATACTCTTATTTTTGTTTTGTCGCTTGTCATGTTTGGTAATCTTTTAAACATTGCTAAAGCTTTTGATTCTCTTATTACACCCTCGAAAATCTCGTTGGCTACTTGTGTTTCAATTACAGCGTCTGCGTCTGTTCTACTTATTACTGCCATTTTTCATCTCTCCTTTTAATTTAATTTCTTGCACCTCTTAGAATATCATTCATGATACTATTTGTTGTTCGAGGTTGTGTTCCTCCTGCTAAATTTCTTGAAGTTTGTACTTTTTTGATTTGTACTTCTCCAAAATATTGAGGATTGTCTTTTTTGTATTCTTTCAAAGCTGTCTTAAAGTCCGTAGTGTCATTAACTAAACTCATAACTTCACTTGTTACAAATTTACTAAACTCTTTTTTGACATCAGTACTATCGACTTCAATCTGTGCTTTTAATTTCATAATCTCGTTTGATAAACTTGCATTAGTGTTTGTTAATTCGTTTATCTTTTCACTATCGTTTTGATTTGATTTTTTCCAGTTCAAAAATTCTTTGTACTTTTCGTCTTTTTGCCAGTCAGTGCTAGCTTTCTTTACACCAGCATTAAAGCTACTTTGTACTTTTTCCTGTAATTCTTGTTCTGTGTATGTTTTTTCAGGTTTAACATCTCCTGTTTCTCCATTGTTTACAACAACGTCTTTGTTATCTTCCATAACACTTTCTCCTTTTCTTTTTATAGTCTTTAAGTTAGACTTAAAATATTCCGCTTTTAAGGTACGTTAACCTTTTATATAATAAATTATACAAAACAAAAAGAGCCTAGATTTTACTCTTGGCTCTTTGGCTCTGCTTTATATAATTTTTTTATATCGATTTCAATTTCTTCTTTACATCTTTTGCAATATAAATATAATTTATCATTTGCAAATTTTGCAAGGAGTTTGCCACAATTACACTTAATCTCCATAACAACTCTCCTTAATTAAATTTTATCATAACTATTTTTCGTTTTCAATAGCTTTTTTTGTTCTTTTTCTTTTCGGTTTTTCTTCTGTTATTACCTCTGTTGTTTCTTCTGTTGGCTTTTCTGCAACTTTAATAATTTCTATTACATTATTTTTCTGTAAAAACTCTGCTCTTTCCAAAGTACATTCAAATTCGTCGCCAACTCTTCTTTGTTTGTTTTCATCTTGTAAGTCATTAAATGGATTTGTTACTTTGCATTTTACTTTCATTCTATACACCCCCCTTTAATATTGCTTATATTCTCCACTTTTTACTAAACTTTTACATTTTTCAATTCGTGGTTCTATTAATTTAATATATTCTTTATGTTTTAATTTGTCTTTTAACATTAATTGATGTCCAATATGGCAATATGCACTTGCATTCCACATATTACTTCTTGATAAAGACACGCTATTAGTTGTATTGGTTCTATTCCATACATACATTACTTCTTCAATATTTATCACATTATCGTAATCAACATTATCTGCCTGTAAATAGCTCCAAACTCTGTCTTCCATTAATGTGTCCTCGCAAAAAAACACTATTTTATCTTTTCTTATAACTCTACTCCAAGCTGTACACCAAACTTTATTATCACTTAAAAAGAACTCATCAGCATTTTTATAACTATGAAACTTTGTCATAAATACACCATTTTTGTCTATTAGCTCCATTCCTATTAGTGCCATGTCGCAATCGTTTAGCTCGTAATTTATTTCTTCTAATACTCTGCCATGTTTCCACCAGTCGTCCGAATCCAAAAAGCAAAAATAGTCAAACTCTAAATTGTCTAGTGCATACTCAATGCCTACATTTCTGCTACCGCCATTGTATCTTTTTCGTTTGTTTTGTATTAAATGTATTCTTTTGTCCTTATAGCTTTTTACTGTTTCAACTGATGTGTCTGTGCTCATATCATCAACTATTATCAATTCAAAGTCTTTATATGTTTGATTTAATACGCTTTCAATACAATTTTGAAAAAAAGTTTTTCCATTATAATTGCCATGATCGTTATTATAGTTCGGAACTATAATAGCAAATTTATAATCTTTTCTTGGTGGTAAACACAAAGCGTCTTCATCATTTATATTGGCTTTCTTTTTACATTTAATGTCAAATTTAGTCAAATTAATATCAACCTTTTTAACATATTTATAGTTTATACATTTTGCACCTGATTCATAAGCCTTTTTAATGTCTTCCACATTAAATTTATCGAAGACATATACTATATCATTCCCTTTTACTTTTTCAATTAAATCAATATTGTCTATTGCTATAATCATATTTAATCTCCCTATAACCTACTACTTGGGTTCTATCATATTTTGTTGGTAATCCACTTGCTTTTGCTAATTGGTTATATTTGCTTGACAACTGCCTTATTTTTCTTTGACAGTTTCCTGCTTCGTCTATATCTCCAACTGCAACTGCTCCAATATGTTTATCTTTTAGCTTTCTTATTTTAGTTTCAATTTGTCTTTGTAATTGTGTACCCTCGTATAAAGTATAATGTTTTCCTTCAAAGTCAAATCCGTCTGTATTCTTTTTATTTATTTCATCTAATTGCTTTTGACTATATTCTGGTTTACTTACACCTAAAACTATACTAAATATGTAATGGTAACAATTCATCGTGCTTATTGGTCTTTCTAATTTACTATTTAGCTTTTCATACTCTTCATTACTATATTGATGTCCTTGTATGTCTGCGTGGTCTGGTGCAGGGTGTTCGTGTACTGATATTTCAACTCCATCTGCTTTATACTCTTCTCCAAATTGTTGTTGTAAAGTGTTTGACAAGTCTCGCATACCATCTAATACATTCATTCTAACTGCACTGTCTAACCTTTTATGATAACCGCTTTCATAATCAACTGTTTGTATTCCACTTTCTGCTAGTTCCTGTATTGTTCTGTTAATTGCTTGTTGATAACTTTCTTTTCCTTGTGCTATATCTAATACTGCTTTGTCTAATGTTTTTTGATAAACTTTTGAAAGTGGCGTATATATCTTTTTGCCATTTCTTATTGTCATAAATGCACTTGTTTTCATTAAATTAGTATATTGGTCAGCTGTTATTTTTGCAATTGCTGTTACTTGGTCTTTTAGTTCTTTGTTTCTATTGTAAGGTATAAAATCAATTTTTTTAAACTTATAAAATTGCTTTGCAAAGTTTTGGTCATCTTTTGCAATTTCTTCAAATATCTTGTATATTTGTTTTTCATTTAGCTTGCTTACCTCTGCTAGTTTCTTAATAATCTTTTGGTAACTTCCACCATATTTTAAATCCTGTATTATTTTATAGGCTTGGCTAGGTGTTAGTGTACCCATATATTTTAATGTATTGCCAATTTCTTCTAAAATAGTTGCATTTAGTTCTTCTATTCTATCAACAAGATATTCCGCCATCTTTTCTTTTACATTTTCACTTAACACCTGTTACACCTCTATTCTTTTATACTCCAGTTTAATTTATCACTTTTATGTAAATTATCCAATTCTTTTAGTAACTGCAAATTTTTATAATTATTCAATTTTAAAACTTCTTCTTCTGTTTTTGCAGTTGCTAATGGTATTATATGGTCGATATGTACTTTTTCTATTCTATCCCATTCATAGCCATAGGTATCCTTAAATGTTTGTAATAAGTGTTCTATAAATGTTTTATAATTACAACCCAGTATTTCTTGCGTTTTTGAAGTCTTTTTGTATCCTTTTCTTTTAAACGCCCTTTGTACTAAGTGTCTCGTCCTTATTTTAAATACATATAATAAATCATTTTTGTTATTATAATAATAATTTCTTTTATATTCGTTAATTTGTTCTTTATGAGTATTCTTCCATGTTTTATTTAATTGTTTCATTTTTTCTTTATTATTTTCTCTATACTTTTTTTTTCTTTCTTTTACTTTCACGCTATTGTCTTTTAACCATTTTTTATTGCTATTATTCATACATTCCTTACATTGCGAACAATAGCTTCGTAGATTTGAACTTCTTTTGTAAAATTCTGTTATACTTTTTTCTTTATGGCACTTGCTACATACTTTTTTTGTTATGTCTTCATACTTTCTTGCTCTCATACAATCAGAACACAATATCCTTTTATTGCACTTAATTAAATGCTTTTTAAATTCATCTTTTCTTCTGATAAATTCATTTCCACATTTTTCACACTGTAATTTACAATAAATTTTTCCATTTAATTTAAACTCCATATTGTCTCCTATTATCCTATTCCTTAGTCTCTGAATGTATTCCAATTAAACTATCAATGCCAGGTGTTTCTTCATCTATTAGCTTAATTTTTTGCTTTGCTACTTCTTCAGTTTCTCCGAAACACTTTTTGTCTGTACTCTACCCTGCTTAATAATCCTGCATTTACCTCCCTCATAGCTCTATTTGCAATACTTTCTGTATCCTCCATAATACTATCATCAAACTGAATTACCATGTCGTCGGTATTTATATTATATTTTCCAAACTGTGTCGATACATAGCATATAGCTTTAATCAAATCATATATAGCACTTTCATAACCTATCTCAAGTTTCTTTTTACGTCTAAACATTTTACTATTTGCACTAATGACAGCAGTTGCAGTCTGTAACTTGCTTCCATCATATTTATAATGGTCGACTTCAAAGCCCACTTTAGAACCTAAAATATTTAATGATGTATTTATTGCATTTATTTGGTCAGCTGTTCTTAAATTGTCATTATCTTGTTGTATTAAATCATCTTTGTTAGCTCCTTTTGGTAACATGTAAATGTCTGTGTCGTTAGGGTCAAATGTTAGTTTTTGTTGTCCATCATCATAATTAAACATTTCAGCTCTTGCAAATGTTCTTCTTCTACCATCTTTTACTTCATTTTTGAAAGCATCAAAATCAATGTCAACTGTTTTTAATACATCAATTGCATTTGCATAATGTGGTATTCCAAATGGATTATTATTAAATAAGTTATTTGTTAAAAGTGGTTTAAATACTGCAAACCATTTTATATTTGACATTGTATCAAATGCTTCTTCTGTATCTTCTTGTTGTATCTCTGTTAAGTTTCCATTTGTTTCTTTAAACAAGTGGTTGTAAATAATATAATTTCCTGTATCATTTAATTTGTGTACAGATAAAACAATGTATTTTTGTCCTTCTATATATTCAACACTTCCAAATGCACATTCTGTTATTTCTGCATTATTCCAGCTTAATGGATATATCCAGTCAATGTCTACTATATTTATTCTTGTTTTTGCATCACTTACATCTAATGTCATTCCATCTTCATTTTTAATAATATCATAAGCACTTACTACTACTGCACTTGTTCCTAATGCACCAGACTTTTCTATTGTTTGATTTATAACTGTATTAATATCTAATATGTCTAGTAATTCATCAAACTGTTGTTGTGTCTGTTCATTCTTTAATGATACCTGACATTTTTCACTCCATAAAATATCTGCCCAGTCTTCGCTTATTTCTTTTGCCATATTAAGCGTAAATCTTTGTTTGTTTACTTTTTTCTGTCCATTGTATATGTAATAGTTATGAAAAGATTTAACATTTCCGTTGATACCAACTCTTCCATTGCTTAATATAGCTCTTAATTAAATCTTTTACATCTGGATTGTATCCGTAATTATCTTGTAAAAACTTTTCTAATTTCATTTTATTCCTCCTATTAAAACGATGTATAATTTATGCATATTTCCAATGAAAACCTCCTGTTGTTTTTCTTTTGTTGTTACAACATTGCGATATATGACTAATATTTGTATGTGTTTCTTCACTTGCTTTTGCCAAACTGTCGTATGTTATATTTGTTTCTATGCATATTACTTTTTTTCTTTGTGTACTAACTGTTCCTATTTTTGATTTACTTATTTTTTCTTTTGTTTCATTGGAATGATGTTTACCTAACCAATAACCCGTTTTTCCTTTATTGTTTTCGCTTATTTTCTTTTTTGTTTCTTCACTTCTATGTTTCCCTAACCAATATCTCCCATTATTCTTACTAAGTTTTGCTTTTGCCTCATCGCTCAATTTAATGCCTTTATGTGCTTCGCTTAATTTTTGTCTTAATTCGTTCGACATTTTTTTCCCGGTATTCCAAGGTATATGCTGTCCATCTTTTTTAAATTCTGTTTCTGGTGACCTATGTTTCCCTTTGTTCTTTTCTATCATTCTTCTTTTTCCTTCTTCAGTCATTCCTTTTGAAACATTGCCACCTGCCAAAATATTATATCCATATTCTCTTATATTAGCTTTATATTCTTTTATAAGTTCTATTTCTTTTTGTTCTGCCTCTTCTTTTGTTAAGTTTTCAAATAAAATTATATGTTTTATGTTGTTCCAGCCATACTTTTCTATTGCATTTTTCATATGTTGATTATTATTATATTTTGTTCCATTTGCCCAACGATATTCTGGCTTTTGTTTAGTAACGCCTATATAAACTTTATTGTTAGGAAAAATATGTATATATACTTTATAATCCTTCATACTTACCTCCAAAAAAATATGTTATACACTATTTTATTTCAAACATTAATTTATCATAGAATGAAAAAACACTATATTCATATGCGTCAAGGCTGTCTATGTCAGATGTTCTGCCATCATCAAGTCTCACATTCTCTTTTCCGTTCTTCCCATACTGCTCCTTTGTATGCATCTATCATGCAATTGCAACTCTTTAATATGTATCTTCTATTTTGTGCCATTAGGTGTAAATCTAACTCTATTCTATCTACTATTTGACCTTTTATGCAATCTTGCACTCTTAAGGGAATACATTTTTTTTGCAAGTATTTATTTAAGCCATAAGTAAGGACTTCTCCTAACGCTCCGATAATCTCCAAAGGCGTGAGTAATTTTGTTATATTTTGCAACTATCCTATTGTAAAATTCTTCAAACTTTTTATAGATATCCTCTGGGGCATGTACTCCTTCTATTGTCATTTCATCTATTGTCCAAACTTGTTTAAACATTTGAGTTATACCTGTCGCTTTAAATACCGTCTTTGATTGACTTGCTCCATAATCAATTCCTATTGATATTATCATAAACTTTATTGGATTTCCATATTCATCAACCGCTTCATCTCTTATAAACATTTCACTATTATTAGCAAATTGCTTGTATATAAGTCCGCTCTGCGATGCACCACATACCCAATATGAACCTTTGATAATATACTTCTCCCATTGACTGATATTCTGCTTTTAAATTATCAAAATACTCTTGGTTCTCTGCTTTTAATATCTCGTTATCATCAAATGTAAAATGCCATACTTTCTTGTCTATTTCTTCATTGTCTATAATATCAACTTTTACCCAATGCGTTGGTGTATCTGGGTTAGTTGTTGCATATAATTTAGCACCTTTCATACTTAATCTTGATAATAACATCCTGTAAAAATCTTCTGGTATTTGTGTTAACTCATCAACATATGCTCCTGATAATGTCATACCTCTTATTTTACTTTCTGCACGATCATCATTAGCACCCTCTAGCCATATTCTTCTGCCAAACAATGTACCACTCTTTTGACTAATACTGTACTTAAAATTATCTCCAACTAACTCCTGTAATAATCCTAAGCAGTTTCTTTTTAGCGATGTAATTGTTTTACCTGTCATAAGAAACTCGCTATTCTCTGGCATACTTCCAACAAATACAGCCCATTTTAATAATGACACATAAGTCTTACCACTTCTTACACTTCCTGTTAATAAGTTTATTCTATTATCATCATATAGCATAAAATCTATTTGCTTTGGATTTAACATTTCTTTTAATGTTTTACTCATTGTTTATCTTCCTTTGCCTTATTTAATGCTCCTATTAGCTCATTAAGTATTCCGTTTTTTTCTGTATTTATATTTGTATTTGATTTAATTTCGGCATATTTTAGCTCTTTATCTATCAAAATCCCATAGGCTGTTGCTAAATCTCTAACATTTGTAAACATATCTACGTTTTTTGATTTTTCATTTATTGCGTTTAATAAATTATCTATTATTTCTTTTTTTGTTTGGTGTTGTTCTTCCATATATTCTAGTGTGGTTTGAGTGTTTTCTAATTTTTTTTGCTCCACTTTTTTCAACACGCTTTTATTCTCTTTGCTTTCAATCAATCTTTTTACTGTCATGTCTGCTACATTATTCATTCTAGCAGTTTCACAATAGTTTTGTGTTTCAACATAATCAGCAATAATTTTCTTTTTTTGTTTATCCGTTAGCTTTGCTATAATCAACACCTCCTGTTCATTTGTTCTGTCATTTTTTCAATAAGTTGTCTTTTGCTACTGCAATCTATAGTAGAAGTAACAAATTTGTCTTTATCTTCTTTATTTTTTCTTTTTATGCTTAATTTATAAAATGTACTTAGACTTTGTTTTTCTTTGTTGTATGTTTGTATTGTTGTTATTGTTGCTTTTTCATATTTAATATTTAGTTGAATTAAAAGTACTCTAATATATTTATCCATATATCATTTCCCCCTATTCTTTCTTTATAGTTATATTTATATCTCCGTTCATTTAATATAAATACTAATATCCATATAATAATCCAAGCAACTGTATTTATTGGTAACTCATTATCTAAACATTGCATAAAAGGAAGATTAAATATATCTAGTAACCATATTATAAATAATATAAATTTACCTAAATTAAACATATTTAATCCTCCTTTTTTGTTTTTAATAAAGCACTATGCAATAATACAAGGTTTTTAACACTGTCGTAAGTTAGTACAAGTGTCTTAGCTAACTCTATCCTGAGGCGTCCTAGGTAGCAAATCTAGCACTATAACCTTTCCCCATCTATTTTTTAGTATTACTGCATACTACCTTATCGGTAGTATTTACCTTAACTGCTCACATCTGTATACATCTGTTCACTTTTTAAGGTTCGGTATGAGTGTCAATATAGACACTACACAATAGAAATAGTTATAGAATATTGCACCTCGAGTCGAGTCGGCTATGCGACCGTGTACTTTAGCCTCATTTCTTTGCCAACCTGCATTCTATGTTATTTCTACTGTGTACTATATATAAAGTTGCCTATACAGACGTACGATTCTGTATTAACGAACATAAGCCAAATCCGACATATTCTTAAATATGTAATCAATGTGTACTGTGCTCACACATTAGCGATGGGCTGTTTGTCTACGAGCCTTCATTTAACAACAACTCAATACTTGTTGCACCCAATTGGCTAGAGAACTTAGACTCGAACTAAGAAAACAAGAATCAAAATCTTGTATGATACCATTTCATCATTCTCTAATATGTGCAGGATTTTTATTTTATTTTCAGAGGAGTCTCCTGCGTTTGTACTCAACTCTTATCTAGGTGCTACCTAGCCCTTGGCATCGGAGAAGGGGAATCGCACCCTTTAATCTGCCGTCAGCTTTCGTTTCCTACTCCTAACTTATCTAGTATAGTTATGTGCCCAATATTAAAT